TATTTCTTGGAGCTTCTTTGTTTATATTTTTCATAAAATGTTCCTCGTAATATTGAGATAACTCAAATATAGACAATTCTCCTGTATAATACTTCTCTAAAATTGAATGAATATAACTCCCGTATTCGCTAAAAAATGAACTCTCTGGAGGTTCGCATTCTATGTATCTCCTATAAAATTCATGTCCACAATGATAATATGAGTTTAATTTACTAAAGCTCCATTGAAATGTGGATATTATAAAATCATCTTTTGTCAATCTTTCGCCTCCTAATCGAATGGATTGCTAAAGTCCACAGGACAGACAAGTTTATCTTCATATTCTGATTTATCCCATGAATATTGCCTATCGAATTCTTTTTGGTTTGTGTAAAATCTACGAGAAGGATTATCGTAAAACATACCAATCTCTAAGCCTTCTCTTCCTCTTAGCCTGTCTTTTAACACATCAAGGATTACATCAAATTTAATAGGATTTTTTGGATCTTCTTTTTCTTTTCTTTGAACTCTATATAAGCTAAACAATCTGTGTGCTAAATCTACAGAACTACCCAACCCTTGTACATCAAACTTAGTTAACCTTCTCATTGTTTCTATCTTTTTAGGATGAATAACTAAAAGAACAACAACGTGAAATTTTCTTGCAAAAGATATAAGCCAATTGATTAAATCAACTTGTTTCTGCCATTTAGAATCGTCAGTACACTCCAAATTGATACTCGTCATATTATCTAAGATAAATAATTTACATCCAAATTTTCTCACACAATCTTCCATAGATTTTTTAATGTCTTCGATATTGTTTTGATATTCATCTTTATATAAGTAAAAATGTTTTTTATAATATTCACTTATTTTTCTTTTTGCATCATTATTGATTGTATAGTATTTGCTGCCATATGAATTAACGTGTTCTGTTACATTTCTTCTTCCTGCAAAAATAGAGTTTATCCAGTTTTTTGTAAGATAATTAGGCATTTCACCAGAGTACATCCAAACATCTTTCCCTTGTTCTATAGAATTACACGTTAACTGTCCTAAAAAACTAGATTTTCCTCCACCATTTACTCCTGTAAGTATATTGAAAGATCCATAAAAAAGTCTCATCATTTCTTTATCTAGTAAATCAATTCCCGTAGTTATTCCATCTATAGTCGAAATATCTATATCTTCAACATCTGAAAAATCAACGACTGATTCAACTGGGGTTTCTTTTGCATTAATTATCATAGCTAAAACATAACTTGCTCCAAACTTTTGCAGTGTATCATTCATGTCTTTGATTGGAGTTTTTCTTCCACTATCTGATATGTATTCTTTTGGATACTCTACATATTTAGTTCTCCAAGAACCAAGCCTATAAATGCACTCTTTCCTCATTTTTATTCCAGCTTCGTCATTATCACCAGCGATTATTATAGAATCAAACTGCTCTAGCCAATCCCAATTTTCTTCTATCCATTGAAAATTATTAGCTCCCAACGGCACTGAAGTTGTATTATAATACCCAGCTTCAATTGCTGACATAGCATCTGGCTCACCTTCAACTATCAAAAGTGGCTGGTTAACATTAATCCTATTCATATTAAATAATAATGGAAAAGTATCTGCATCCTTTTGACACCAGTTTTTAGTCTCTCCTTTTTGTAGCGTTCTTGATGGTCTATACTTAACCATAGTTAGGACATCGTTTGTGTCATAATATCTAAAAACAGTATTACCTCTTTCATCACTACCAACATTTAAGTAATCAATTGTATCTTTTGAAATTCCACGTTTTCCCCAGTACTCATATACTTGTTCCATATCACCATTTTCATCATGAGGATATTTGTATTGAGTTTTAGTTTTGACATTTATTTCTCCAAAACTATATTTTAACTCTGCTATTTCAAATAGTTTTTGAACTGCCTGTATAAATGTCAGACCTTTTTGCATATATGCATCTATTAAATCAACCGTAACTCCATCACCGCCAAAATCATGGAATGAATAATTTTTCCTGTTATACACAAAACTAGGTACATCTTCATTTCTAAAAGGACTTTTTGCTCTTAAATTCTTTTCATCAAATCCATCTAATTTTAGTAATTCTGCCATTAAAAAAGCATTTTTGTCACCTAGTTTTTCCTTGGCTTGTTTTATTAGTTCTTGTTCTATTATCAAAACGAATTTCCACATCCTTCCTCAGATTTTCATCGTTGTATTTTCGTTCTACAATTCCATTTTTTACAATTGTGTGAAGTAAGTATGGGGACTTTATATTTCCACCATAAACAGCAGTATATTTCATAGTAAATTCAATATAATCTAAGCTATAAAATTTTTTAAATATTAAATTATTAATGACACCAACCACTTGAACGTAATCGGATTTATTTTCTATGTAATCAAAATAAATTCTTTTTATGTATTCAATTCTTTCATGTATTTCAGCACATTCTTTGTGATATCTTCTATTACACACTATTACTGCTTCTGACGCTGGTACTTTTTCGTGTATATGACAATGTTTATACCCACAAACATAACTTTTTTCAGCCATTATTTCTCCTCACTTTTATGTATAGGAGAGGTATTTAAACCTCTCCGTTCTACTAATTTCAAGCAATATTTTGAAATAAGTCTATATACTTTTGAATATAGTCAAATCTATTTTTATAACAGTTGTATTTACTTGTTTCTCCAATGCCCAATTGACTTTGCGTGATATTTTTACTGGGAATAAATTATTTCCAGTAACAGTTAGCATTTTACTTTTGCTTGGCATATAATCAGTACCCAAGGCGTTTTTCACGCCAAGGATACCTTCTACTATTTGTTCTTCCGTCCATTTTGTTCCGTGAGTATATCCCATTAATGTATCTCAATTTTTACGAAAACGGTAATTCATCCGTATCTATATCAGATAAGTTAACATATCCATCGTTGATAGTTCCTTTTTCTACAATTTTTGATGACTCATGGTTTCCGCTACTCTTGCTTTCGGCAAATTCAACTTCTTCAACCGTTACATCTGTTGTATATACTTTTTGTCCGTCCTTGTTTGTATAAGAACCTGTAGTTATTCTACCTACAACAACAATTTTGGAACCTTTAGTAAAATATTTCTGTATGAACTCTGCTGTCTTACCAAATGCTACGCAACTGATGAAGTCAGCATTTTGCTCCCCATCTTTCTTGATTTTTCTATCAACGGCAATAGTAAATCTTGCTACTGCTGTACTGTTCTCTCCTGTTGTATATTTAAGTTCTATATCTTTTGTTAAACGTCCAATAGCAATATATTTTTGCATATTAATCATGCTCCTTTCTTTTTAAACAAATTGTAATAATAACTAACTAAACTAGCATCGCAACCAAGTTCTATTGCTAATTCAGCTTGAGTTTTGTTTACTAATTCTTTATCCAACAACTCTTTTGTGATACCATATTTAATTCTTGCTTCTCCAGATTTTCTAATAGGTATTTGATAAATTAATAAATACTTGACAATTGGAGCACAAGAAACACCACAAATCTTTCCAATCTCTTTTATTGTAAGTTTTTTGTTTATGTATAGATCATAGAGTGTTTCTTTATCGATTTTAAATACCTTCCTTAGTTCCGTATTTATAGCGTGATTTATATTTTCACTTTTTGTACACCATTCTAGATTATCAATACAGTTATTTAATCGATCTCCATCTTTATGATTAACATCAGGTTTATTATCAGGATTCTCATATTACCATTCTCTCTATATCTGGATAAGCTTTTCACTCTTCCTAAATTGCTGACTTGGTAGTACCCTTCATAACCAACTATGTCCTTCCAGAACTCATCCAAGCGAACCACCTATTGTAACTTCTTCAATGCATCTAAAAGCTTATTAGCGGTTTCAACGTCTTTAATCTTATTAGGATTGCCACTAGGCTCAATCTCTTTCAACGTAGCCATTAAGTTTTCATTCTTTGTGCCACCCAATGCTGTGCATAATGCTACTATCTCTTTCTTGATATCCTTTAACTCATCTACTGTTTCATCAAAGGTTGTTTCTTTGCGTACAACTGGAGTATATCCTTCTCCAGAATTTGCCCACTTAATAATTTTTTCACCATAACTCTCGTTTAATAAAGTTGCAGATTCATTTTCAAAAATATGAGTATTGTCTTTTTGTACCTCCGCCATATGAGTTTTCTGGTCAATCAAGAAAGTACAAGTAAATTCATATTCAAAACCATCACGTTGCTTTGCACCAACTCCTAGTTTTTTAACACTTGTTTTACCCTTTTCATCTTTCTCAATTTCGTATTGATCTTTACCACGCATAGTAGCGATTACGTGAATAGGGCTATCTGCAATAGCTTCTATAAACTTATTGTGTCTAGGAGTTACCTTGCTCCAAGCTTGATATGTACCTCCTGCTTGCTGATGTAATTCAAGGCAACCACCTTTACCTTCCCATTCATGTGAAGAACTATCAATGATTACAATTCCGTATCCTTCGCTAACCGCAAATTCAATAAATTCAACGTATTTTTCAGGATTGTGAGGTGCATCAATGTCTACAATATCGTAGTCAAATTCATTTGCGTAGTAATAACCACGCTTCTGCTCAGTATTACCTAGCAAAATTTTAGGTCTTTTCCCTGTTTCTTTTTCTATTTCATTAGCCATACCAGTAGCTAATTTTAATGCAGAATAACTTTTACCCCCTCCACTTGGACTCATTAATGCAATTTTTACAAAAATCTTTTCTCTGACTGCTTTTTTAACTTGAAATCCCATTCTTTACTCTCCTTTTATATATTATAAATTTTAATTGTTACTATTGTTTTATATATCTTTTACACCAAATAAAAGACAAGTTCTATTAAAACCAGAACGGTTTAAAGAAGTCATTCAATAAATCATCATACGATCTAGTTCTTTTCTTTACAACTAAACCATCATCACTAAACGTATAATATAAACTTCTATTTGTTGCTTCTTCATAATCTTTAATCATGTCACTTAATTCTTTTGCTTTTGCATTAATATCATTCAGTTTTTCTTTTCTAAATTGTAATAGCTTCTTTTGTTTTTCTTCTCTAGCCTTACGTTCTGCTTCTTCCTTTGCTTTCTTTTGTCTTAATTCTTCTTCATAAACATCACGCTGCTTAATAAGTTCTTCATAATTAGTACCTACAAACTCATTACCATCTTCAGCATAAATTCTAATAGTATCTCTCTTATTCATTATACATTTCTCCTTTCAACATATTTTATTAGTTTCATATTTTATATACTAAATAATATTAATACTACCTTCGGCAATATTATCAAGACACCAAATTTCCTGACGCTGTGTATCAGGTGGATTAATAGTAAACTTAACTGACTTCTTTCCGATAATCTTTGATAGTATACCTTTTACCACTTCACCATCCTCATTACTAAACTCAACATAATTACCTTCGTCAATTCGTAGATCATTGCCGTTTTTATCAGCTACTATTACGCTTTTAAACGGATTTGCTTTTACTGTTACCAATATGTATTCCTCCTTTTATTTGTTATATTAAATCTATGTAAAACGGTTAGACCGTGTTACTTTAACTTGAAATCTTCTGGATACCAAGTTCTCATTATCTGTCTACCAACAAATCTTTTTGGATGTGAATAATGTATAGACATTAAATATTGTACATCTTTATCTGATTTCTTTACCAATCTCAACTCAATCAATTCCATCAGAGGTAGAATATTCTTTATCGGCTGCCGACCTTTACCTTCTCTGGCAATGTCATATTCAAGCTACCATTTTCTATCATTGGTGTTAAATATTTTCTTCTAAAACTCGTCCTACTTTTAAATCCAAAATAGTCCATTATTTCTTGGACAGACCTCGGTTCTTTACAGAAGTCCATTATCATCTTATTCATATCCTGACCATTTTGGTTAGGATGATGGTCATGATGCTGACCATCACCCCTCTTATCAAATAAAGTAACAGTTTTATATTATGTCTATTCTCTCTAATATATCTTCATCTGTAGTAAATCCTAGTGCTCTTATAAACTTACCTTCTTTATTGAAGTGTCCAAAATAATATGAATAGCAATTTGAACACTCATCATAAACTTCATATAACACATTGTTGTTGTCTTCTCCAAAATCAACCCAATCACCATACTCCTCTAACTGATAATAATTATGGTCATAAAAAGACTTTTCTTTAATGTGTTTTATCTTATTGTTGAGTGGTAGTTCAATATTGAACTTTAATATTTGCTGCATGTTATTCCTTTCTAGTGATAAAATATCACTTTTATAGCTTTTCTATTTCTAATATTGATATTTCTTGGATACTATCTGATGTTTCGTGTTCTGCAAATTCAGCCAATGACATCATTAATATGTTTCTTTTTGTGTAACTAATATCATCGTTTTTATCTTCATATTCAATATCAAATGTACATCTAACTCTTGTTTTTATTTTCATTTTGACTCCTTTAACCAATAAACAATCTATTTCATCTTATAATTCATCAAACATTTGATGATATTCGTTGGCTTTTTGTGATAAGAATAATCTCAAATCACTCCATAACACATTAGGAATGTTAAGTCCATCTTTATAAGCAGGAGTACTAATCTTAATCCAATTGTTTTTAGCAAATGATTTTTCTAGTTTTTCTATTACACTAATTGCTTCTATTAATTCGTTTGCTTTATTTAGTTTATAAATATTCATTATTTTACCTATTCCTCATCTTCAAAATAACAATCAATATCATCGCCAACAAATGAATCAAGTACATTACATACTTTTTCTATAAAATGATTAGAAAATGTTTTGATAAAATCATCAAGGTTGCATACTCGTTCATCATCCCAAACTATATCACATTCATCAGGACTAACTAAATCGTTATTAAGGTTCTTAACTTTTAATAACTTAGTTTCATATACCATTTCACTTACTACTTCTTCTAAATCCCAACCTTCTTGCTCTTGTAAATATCTTTTCACTGCCATTAAAGTTTTCTTGTTTGCTTTCACTTATTATTCTCCTTTCATCACATAAACCCTCTATTTTATGCTAACTTAATTCTTTCTTCTGCTATATCGCAATATTCTTTGCTAATTTCAAAACCTATGTAATTACGCTTATTTAATTTAGCCATTTTTGCAGTAGTTCCACTTCCCATAAAAATATCTAATACTGTATCTCCTTCGTTACTCCAACTAATAATATGGTCTTCAGCTAACTTTTCTGGAAATATTGCAGGATGATTAAATGCAATTTTGTCTTTAGTAGATTTTCCACTTCCAGTATCATATATCCAATAATTATATCTAGTACCATATTCTTCAGTTTTAAAATGTTGCTCAACATATGAACCGTCTTTTTGTTTTTTCTTTTTAATTCTATCCTCTACATACTTATTAGGTCTATCTTTAATTAAATTAACGGTCTTTGGAGTGCCTTTACTAAATACAAACATATACTCAAATTTCTGCTGATAAGCCTTTAATGAACCAGAATTTAATCCACCGTTTTTAATATAAATCATAGTGTCATGTAACTTAAATCCTATTTCCATAAAGTGTAATGCTTGAAAGAACGAAGTTCCTGATTCAGAGCCTTCTCTTACTCCATCTCCAACTACCCAAACTACTACACCACCATCTTTTGTAACTCTGTATAATTCATCTGCAATAACTAAGAAATCACCCATATTCAAGAAATCTTCATTTTCATAATTTCTCAATGTATCATATGGTGGAGAAGTTACTGTCAAATCAATGCTTGAATCTTGCAACTGCTTTAAACCATCTATACAGTTCATATTATATATCTTGTTTAATTCCAATATTAATCTGCTACTCAAAATATGGACAAATATACCCATATCGAGATTTTTTCTGCTTCATCGTATTTGTCCTCGTTTGATATAATCGCACTACTAACATTTGGTATAATACTCCACAGACGTAAATTCCGATCTAGCCAACCGTACATACTTACATTTGCTTGATTATGCTACTATGTAAGTTTTTGCATCTCTTAAATTAAGACTTGCATTGTAATCTCTATCTACATGATATCCACATTCACAAATGTATTCTCTATCTGATAATTTTAAATCAGATTTAATATTTCCACATTCATGACATAATTTACTCGATGTATACCACCTATCTACAATTCTCAATTCAATTCCTAATTCTTTGCATTTCACATCAAGTTTTTTTCTAAATTCATAAAACTTTTGTGATGCAACAGCTTTAGAAAGATGTCTATTTTTCATCATTCCAGATACATTTAAATCTTCAATTGTAATATAAGATGGCTTGGTTTTCACTATCTCATTTACACATTTATTAATATAATCTGTACGAATATTTTCTATTCTATGATAAAGTTTTTGTACAATTAGTTTTTGTTTTTGGATATTTTGTCTAGTAGCAGTACCCCCTTTCTTTTTTATACATTATACCACATATGTCTATGTTTGTCAATATATTTAATAATTTATTTCTCTCCTTATAATTAATTTATTTTAACTCACCAAATGTATCTATGTAATATTCTTCTAGTTTTTTCCATACTTCATCGCTGCCTTTTTCTACTAAAACCTTATATATTTCTTCTGCATATAAACCAGATCCGTCATAATAACAAGGTTTTCCTCCCAAACATTCACAACTATTTGACATGGGTTCTTGACCTTCATATATTGGTTTTGGACTATGATATCCTACATTTACTGGCATAGGCATAAATAAGCATTGAATTCCTAATTTATCATTATCATTTCTATTTAATAATTCTTCTTGCACATGCGGTAAATGCCATTTGGTATAAATCACAAATTGTACAGTTCCTAATTCGCCTTTTAAATACATTCTTAAATCAACTCCATGTATTCCATAATTTCCTTTTGGATCATTTCTTTTATCCCATGCAGGTAAAAACTTAGTTTCTCTTTCCATTATAATCTCCTTTAAGGTTTAATATTATTAGTTACAAGATAAAATAAATAATTCATAGTATGTTTCATATTTCTCTTTTATGCGGTAGCCATTCTTTCTGTATTTACTTCACGAACAAATTGTTTCTTTTTGAGTTCATAATCATCTTCAATAAAAATTTCATCTATAACATCATCTAAATGTTCTCTTAGCTTTCTATTTGTATTCCTATGAATACCATTCTTATATAATAAATCAAACTCATCGACCGGATATGCTACCAGTCCGTATGTATGGCTACCACAATAAGGGCATGTACCTTCTTCAATTTCTAGTCCCAAACGCTCCGTCTTTACCTTTTTAACATCTGATTGATGAAATGTATTATGACATGATCTGCATTGTAGAACTCCTTTCTTATACTCTTTGTTATTAGTCACTATGTAATAAACCCTCGCTTTCTTATTTGTTATTGTTTGTTGTATACTTCTTGCTTATAAGTAATCTTAATGTCCTTTCTTTAAGGACAACCTTATTATACTACTTTATGAAACATATGTCAAGCTGTTTGTTATATATTTCTTATTAATATTTATCATTTGTATATTATAGTATCTTTTGATATACTAAACACCAAGGAGATGATGTTTATGCCATTTGGCTTTTACCCACACAATCCGAAACCTGAGATAGATTTATCACAGCTAAGAACCGTGTCTGTAATTGCCAACTTTAATGTTAATGGTGATATTAGACCGGAATGCTTTCGTATTGTTAATCCTGATCAAACTGAAGATACTTTTAAAGTTGAATTTGTAAAACTTACAAAAATTTTACATTGTCCATCTCGTATTCTATTTAGATGTTGTTACACTAATAATAATAAACATTGTGAAATTGATTTAGTATACTATGTGGATCAATGTGTATGGATTATTCAGTAGAATTATCTTCAATTTCTTCTAATGGACATTCTTTATATGAAGATCCCAATAAACAAATACTCTCATAGAAATCAAATTGAGGACAACTTTGACGCTCACACAGGGCAAGCCCTGTGGATTCTTGGGTAATAGTCTCTATTGAGACTAATTTTACCAAGCTATCCCCGTACGTCCTACGGTTCTTATCTCTATTATGTTATTAAACCTAATTCTTTCATACCTTGAATTTTTATATTCCTTGCTGCATTTATATCTCTGTCATGTATTACTCCACATTTAGGACATATCCATTCTCTATCTGATAGTTCTAAATCCTCTTTTATATAATTACATTCACTACATGTTTTACTACTTGGAAAGAATGTATCAATTTGATAATATGTCCTACCATACCATTGTGCTTTGTATTCTAATTGCCTGCAAAATTCACTCCATGAACAATCTGATATAGATTTCGCTAATTTATGATTTTTAATCATATTTTTAACTTGTAAGTTTTCTGAAATAATTACTTGGTTCTCGTTAATTATTTCAGTTGAT